GTAGATAAAGCAGGTAATGGTTATGCCGTCCTCCGATTCCTCCCATCAGCCGAAGGTCAGGACCTCCCATGGGTTCGTTACTGGGACCACGGTTTCAAAGGACCAACCGGTCTTTGGTATATCGAAAACAGCCTTACTTCTATTGGTCAACCTGATCCAGTCGGGGAACTTAACTCACGCCTTTGGAACTCTGGTATCGAATCAGACAAAGACCGAGCCCGTGATCAAAAACGTAGACTCCATTATGTAGTCAATGTGCTTATTGTACAAGATCCTTCAAATCCATCTAACGAAGGTAAAGTAATGCTTTACAAGTTTGGTAAGAAGATCTTTGACAAAATCATGGATTCTATGCAGCCAGAGTTTGCTGATGAAAGTCCGGTTAATCCTTTTGACTTCTGGGAAGGTGCTGACTTTAAACTAAAAATTCGTAATGTTGAAGGATACCGTAATTATGATAAGTCAGAGTTTTCAAGCTCAACTGGTCTCTATGATGGAGACGAAGCCAAGTTGGAAGCAGTCTATAACCAACTACATGATCTCAGTGAGTTCTCCGATCCAAAGAACTACAAAACATACGATGAGCTTAAAACCAAACTCAGCCGAGTTCTTGGAGAAGAAGCAGTAAGTTCAGGTGCTCCTACAATGAGACAGGAAGCTCAAATGAATGAGCCAGCTCCTGCTCCAATGGAACCAGTCACTGCTGAGTCTGTACCAGCCAGTGATGACGACGATACCATGTCATACTTTGCGAGATTAGCAAGTGAGGGATGATCACCACAACTTTTATTCTGATGACGGTAGCCGCGAGGCTATCGTCTTCAAGACATCTGATGAAGATGGATGGTTCGTTGATCTATTAGAAGATGACGTAGTTGTCGAAACACGTAAGATGGAAACAGATGGTGTGCTTCATAGCGAACAATACGCTGAAGACTGCGCTGAGAACTGGGTAATGTATATCTTTTAGTTCAGGTATCCACTCGTAGAAAGATTCATACGACTATTGAGTGCGCCTGAGTAATCATCGCTTTGACCAGCAGCTGGTGGTGGAGCAGAAAGCGTAGTATTTGACTGACCAATATTCTGTGTTGTATTGGTAGATCCATCAACAATCATTGGTTGGCCGGGTGGTGCATTACCAAGCGCAGTTTCATTTCTAAGGCTTTCTCCAGATGTTGGCTTTGGTGCCTTCATTGCTGCTTCGCGATTTTGAAGAGCTAGTAATGCTGCTCTTCTTTCTTCTAGTTCTTTACCCATTGAAGTTTTAGCAAACTTATCAGCACCCTGCAGGTTTTCAAATTTTTCAAGTTGTGCTACTCGCGCCATAAATGTATCACTGCCGATCAACTCGCCAGTTCTAAATTTGGTGTCTGTACTTTTTGCTTGTAGAGTAAAGTCTTGCCCTTGCCCAGCGTTAGTGGCAAAGCGCGCAACAGTTGCTGCATCTTCTGGAGATGCTCCAGCATCTAACTGTGCCTGCTGAACTTTATTAAATGTAACAGACTCATCTTCTCTTTTCTTTTGAGCCTCGGCCAGATCTTTATACATTTCAGTAGTTTTAAACCACTCACCGACTGCATAACCTATCGTTGCAATGCCAATAATAGCTCCAAGCGGTCCAGCAAACCTAAGCATGCCTCCAGCAATTTTTAATAACGTACCGCCACGTGATGCTGCTGCACCTGCTCCAGCCGCGCCTGCTGTTCCGACTCCAGCAGATGCGGTAATTGCGGTACCCAATAATCCTAATCCTCTTAAAACAGCTGGAACTTTACCCCAGAGAAGTGTTAAAGCCTTAATCCCAAGTCCTAGTGTTTTCTTTCCTAAGAATCCCATAGCTCCAAGAGTAGCACCCGGAGCTAGAACTAATCCTAATCCAGCAATCAAACCTAAAGTCTTAAATACTTTGTTCTCACCTTCGCCTATTCCAAAAAATTCAGCAATTCGCCCATTGAGTAGATCGTTAATTCCGTCTAAACCACCTTTAAGAGTTTCACGAAGGAAAGTGCCGATGCTCAGCATAACACCTTTAAGGTCATCTAAGTTTGCTATATCAGCACCAAGTAAATTACCAAATGATTTACCGAGTTCTAATAACTGTGCCGCAACTTCATCATCAATTAAGAATCCAGCCGCGGCACCAATTAGAGCGAATTTTTTACCAAGAAGAGAACCAAGAGCACCACCTTGAATTGCTCGAGTAACTTGGTTTTTCATCTCGGCAGAAGCTTCTGGACCAAGCAAAAATCCTGCAATCTCATCAGCAAAGATGCCAACTGCAAGAGCTGGAATACCACGTTTAAGAAGAACACCGGCAAGAATTCCGGGAAGAGCCATTAGAGCAGCAGGTGTCAAGAAACTACCTATTTTACCAAGCATTCCTTGAATATTACCTAAACCTTTTTCTGCGCCACCTTTAATAGCTCCACCAGCAGCACTTAATCCACCAGCAACTCGAGAAAATCTTCCGCCTTCTCTGTCTTTCTCAAGATCTTTCAACTTAGCCATTGAAGCAGCTTTAAGTTGAGATTCTAGAGTTTTAGACAATAGATTATTCGTCGAAAGAACAGACTTCTGAGTATCTCTCAGAATTTCATTCTGCGATAATAGAGTTTCATTTACTGCTTTTAAATTTGCCATCTATTGCTGCTGCTGATTCTTCTCTTTCATATGCTGTATGAGCATATAGATTATGATTTCCCTCTCCCACGGTATCATATTATCAAGTTCAGTTAACGAATATTGGTGCTCTTGAGCTAATAAAAAATTGGTTTGATAATAATTTTCTAGAGTATCATGAGAAAGGTTTATGAAAAAAAATCTTGCAGTCCCTCCACTACTAATGTGTTTTCTTTTTCGCATTTTTCACAATTGAATTTCTTTTGGTATTTCATCGATGGTACATTAGAAACAAAGTCTGCAATCTTTCCGTATTGTTCATCATTCAATGACGAAATAAAATCATCGATCTCTTCAATTGTTTCATCTTTTAATATAACATTTTCTTCCTCAGTCTGAATTGCTTCCATACAATTACGAAGTGTAGCAAGTAATTGTTCAGTCTGAGTACGTTTATCGTTTAATAGAACTCTATCACCAATGATGTCAGTGTAAGTAGGATATTTCATTTTCAATGTATATGTGTCATTGAGCTCGATAGTCATATCTTTCTTTTCAACATCAATATTGATTTCATTTAAATTGATAGTTAGCTTATTTTCATGACCACAGTTTGTACACTTCATGATAACATCGTTAGTTTCACCAACAGACTTTGATCGGATCTGTGTAAAGATATAATCAACATCGAATGTTGCTAATTTACCAACATCAATATTTTTAACACACGCTTGAATACAATTCAAAACTGCTTTTAAAATTTGTTTTACGTCTTTTGATTCATATGCAATCATAAGGACTTTCTGTTCTTTAACTAAGAATGGCCTGAAGCCAACAGAGTGTCCAGTCGAAGGTACCGTCAATTCATACTCAGGTACATCATTTAGTCGCGGTAGTGCCATAATTTACTCCTTAAAGGCCATATCCAAGAGAAAGCTGACCAGCTGGTACTCTTTCCCAAAATCTATAAGACATCGTAACACTGAATGTTACAAATCCGTCTTGATCATTATTATAGTCAATTTGACTCAATGTTGTCGGAAATGCGTCAACTAGCGCACAAGAATAAGTTGAAATCTGCGGATTCATTCCAAGTGGTAGAGATATACGACCAAATGGAATAGGGTTTGCTAATTGGTGAATGGTAACTCTCTTCTTATATTCAGTCGGATAATTGACAACGTTCTTGTCCTGATTTCCGGGAGAAGTATCATGCATTGTTGCAATCCAGCTTTCAAAATAATTACGAATCGGAAGTGTTGAAGTCTCCATGAATTGAAGAGTCACATCATCCATAGCATAACCATACATTACTTTTTGCTGTTCGATACCAACTCGACGTTCATGAGTCAACATTTGTTTACCCGGAAGAGTTGCGTTTGTACAAAGAATATTTCGTTGTGCTGAACCAAGAGCACCTGTGATTGCTCCAAGTACTCCGGTGCCACCGCCAATTGATGGTAAACTAACCATGAACTTGTTTGTACGAGCCAGTCCTAGTCCAGCAGTGATAGCTAATTTTAATGTGTCTACGCTGCTCATCCTCTTAACTTCTTCCTCGAATCTCTATAAACTGAATTAGCACTTGCTTTATTCCAATCTGCCATTGGAAGGAATGTAGCGATTTCCCATTCAGGTTTGTCAACTAGAGCAAATCTGCTTTTGACATGTTTGAACAAATAATGCTTCATTGCTGGTGCAATATATTTCTGTGGAATTTTTGCGTTATCATTTCCTAGTATTACGTCAAGAAGTTTGGCTCTGAGAGTTGGTGGCAAATAATGTAGATTCAATCCATAGAATCCACCTTTTGCCGGGCCCATCATAATGATCAGAGGAAATCCATCATAATATGGTAGAGTGTCTTTATGCTTTGGATCATAGAAGTACATGTACATATTTCCAAGCAATCCAGTTTTAGTTATCGGTTTATTCCTAAGATCTAATGCATCGTCTTGCATAATCTTATTGCGGTTACCGACGGTTCTGCCTCGGAACATTTCGCGTGCTTTGTTCCGAAACCACTCAATAGATTGCTTTGTCCGGGGTGTAATACCAGCGCGGAACGCTTCAATCTCGAGTTCTCTAAATAAACTTTCTCCTGCCATACGTGTATTTATAACTATTTCTTGCGTCTTTTATAAGGCTTTAACGGCTTTAATTTACCGGGAACTTTCTTCAAGGGTTTAGACATAATCCCCATTGACGTTAATGTTTCTTCGGTCCAGATTTGAAACTCCCATTTACGATCTTTACAAAACGATTGAGCAGCTTCCCACTTATTCATATTCTTTACATAAGTGACTGCCTCATTTATGTATTGCCTTTGGTTTTTTCCGGTTTTCTTGGGTGGGGCTGTTTCTTTTGCTGGCTTGATTTCGACGAGGACTGTTTTGTTTTCAAAGACAATCTTGATATCGGGGAAATAGCGGTGATACTTTTTATCGACGTCATAGTAGTATGGAATCACAATCTCTTCGGATGACCACTTCTTTACTTTTGGATTTCTGTCGAGCCATTTAAATGTGTCTCTTTCCCACAACGATCTATATACTACGTTGTTTGGATCACCAGCGTACTTCTTTTTATTCTCTACAGTGTATCTTCCAGAATAGGCCATTTTACGTTATAAATACTCATGAGTTATTTGTATATCTATAGGAAAAGAACGAATGTCTTATACACTAATGGACGAGAGCTGGGCTAACCAAGGCGATCAAAGAGTCACTGGTCCCTATCAGTATCCGCTTGAAAGAAACCAGCTCCTTACACGAATCTCATTTCAAGCAATGAAAATACTACCACCCGAGTTTAGCGTTAATTATAATGCTAGTGAGACATATACAGCCGGACCGCCAAATCAAATAAGAACTAAAGAATCTGGAAATATTACTTCAACTGGGTTAAAAATGCGGTCTATCCCTGGTGAAAAAGCGCTTATTCATGTTCCTATTAGTTTTCAAGTAAATGATGGATTCAACTATAGTGGTGCAGAACTTGGAGCGTTTGGTGGTGCTATTACAAATGTTCTAAATCAAGGTGGATCAGTTGGTCAGGCTGCGATGGAAGGTTTAAAAGAAACCGGCCAAAGTTTTCTTTCGCTATTAAGCGCATTCGGTGGGTCTGAACAAGAACTTGGTAGACTCGGTATTGCTCGATTAGCAAGAGGTTTACCCGTTGGATCTCAGGCTGTACAGGTTGGTGCTAGAGTTTCAGTAAATCCAAATGCACGTACCGCATTTCAAAATGTTAACATCCGTGAATTTAACTTTGCTTTCAAGTTTCTTCCAACAAGTTTTGAAGAGTCTAAACAAGTCAAAGCAATTATTAATTTCTTCAGGTGGCATTCGTATCCTGAGTTAATTGGTGATCCTAACTTTGCGGTTGGTTATGAATACCCAAATATGTTTAGAATTAAACTGCAATACACCGGTGATGGAAGTCCAAAAAATATTGGCACTCCTATTAAGCTGTGTTATTGTAAGTCAATTAGTACCACATATAATCCAACATCTACAACTGTATTCTCCGATGGTTCACCAACAGAGATTGATATGAACGTTACATTTGCAGAATACAAAGCACAGTCAAGAAACGATGTCTTTTTGCAGGACAATGTTTCGTATTACGATTTTGAAGGTGTGGCTGATGAGAATGAAGTACTTGCTCCACCAGCTGAAGGACCTCGACAGCGTACTGCTGCTGATACACCGGAGGGATTATAATGTCTAATTTCTTTAAGTCTTTTCCAATTATTGATTATAAGTTTGGTGAAAACGAAGCTACAGACAAGTTTGAAAATATATCTGTGTATGCCAACATTGTTGATCAAGTAATGAACAACGTTGCTGCTTATACTGAATATTACGCTCTTCCAGAAGATAGGCCAGATACAGTATCTGAAAAATTATATGGAACTCCAAATTATCATTGGACTTTTTATTTAACGAATGAAGATGTTCGCTCAACTGGTTGGCCATTGTCGCCTCGTCAATTGTTCAATCAAATTACTCAATTATATCCTAGGCGTGTGATTACAACTCGAACTAAATTAACAGACAAGTTTAAAGTAGGTCAAACAATTACTGGTAGCACTTCGGCAGCGACTGCAACAATTGCACAAAGAAATCTTAATTTTGGTCAATTATTTCTCGAGGACGTGAGTGGTTCATTTCTTGTTGGTGAGAATATTAATAGTGTAAATACCGATAATGTTACTGAAACAATTGTAGCAACCAGCTTTGAGTTTCAGTATAATACTGCTCATCATTACGAAAACGCTGAAGGCCATATTGTTGATATAGATCCTGAAGTTGGACCGGGAGCTCTTTTAACTGAAGTAACTTGGTATCAGCGTTTAGAAAGACTGAATGACGCGAAAAGGCAAATGAAAGTTATTAAACCATCAATCATTCGTGAAGTCGCTAGATCGTTTAGAGATACTGTTGGAACATAATGCCTCCTATTGAAAGAACAAAATCATCGTTTGAACTCGACCAGGTGTTGCTTGAATCTGAGCGACTGCCAAAATCTGTTGACCTGAAAAGAGTCGTTACTGATTTAGATATATTTGAACACCTTGATAAACCATATCTTACTGCAGAAATGTCTATAGCCGATCAGACAAATCTTTACGAAACTGCTGGTATAATTGGCGGTGAAAGAATTACAATTACTATTACGTCGGCCAAAGATGATGTTTCTGTACCAATCACCAATCATTTTTACGTTACTAAAGCAAAAGTAATTTATGCTAATGATGATTCACAACTTGTAATCTTTAGTCTTATTGAAGACATTGCTTTCATATCAAACTTATATAACGTCAATCGACATTATTCTGGTAAGTGCGGAAACATTATTGAAAAAATAGCAAAGCAATATTTCAAAGAACAACTGAGCTCAGACGAACCACTTAGCCAACTAAAAAATGAAAATCAAAATTTACACTTGATTGTTCCAAATATGGATCCATTAGAAGCTATGCAATGGGTGCGAAATAGAGCAACAACAGTTGAAGGATTTCCGTTCTATCTACATTCGTCTTTGACAAAGGATAGTTTGTTTTTTAGAGATCTTGGTACACTCTTAACTCAACCAGTGATTAATCCAATTGAACGCTTTAGAATTGACAAAGCTTCTCTTGATTCTCCAAGTAATAAAATGATTATTAATCATAAATTTGAGTCATTTCAAAATATTGTAACCATGATTGCAAAAGGCTTAATTGGATCTAGTTATCGTTATATCGACACTACACAAGAAACCAGTCGGACTTTTTCTTTTGATGTGAGAAGAGATCTATACGATGTGCTGATTGAAAAAGGATTTATGGCTGGCCAAGAAAATCCAGAGTTCTCGACATTATACAAAGTTAATGAAAAATCATTTAACGAATATAGAAGTAGAGACATCACACGAATTGGTGGATCTAACTCTCAACGTAATTTCTTTTGGAATGATGACCAAGAACACACATGGGACAATGGCTATTCAGAATCAAAAACTGCAGCTGGTTACAAACAGGTTGTAATTTCATGTGTAATGGATGACATCATCAAGAGAGCTCCTTTTACTATGATTGTTGATGGAATCAACTTTATTGACGGTGATAAACATTCAACAATTGGAAATAATATTGCTGTTGAATTTCCAAAGGCAACTGCTGACAGAGATACAGGATCAAATCAAATAGATACAAGAAGGTCAGGCAATTATTTGATTTTTGCTTGTCGGCATATGTTTAAGAAAGAAAAATATGAAGTGTCTCTTTCATGCGTAAAGATGGGAGATTTGAGACAGAATGACTAGTTTATACAAACAATTTTATGGTGACGGAACAAGATGGTTTATAGGTGAAGTGACATCTATTAAAGATCCTCTTCAACTCGGTCGAGTGAGAGTTCAGATTGAAGGTATTCATCACGACAATAGTAATCTAATACCGCGGCACAGGTTACCTTGGGCGCAATGTTTAGTGCCTATCACTGAAGGTGGTACGAATGGATATGGAAATAATCTAGGAATTCAAGTTGGTGCTAGAGTTTTCGGTGTTTTCCTTGATGGCACAGATTCTCAATTACCGTTAGTTATGGGTACGTTGCCTAAATTTGAAAATACTACAAATGCTGATGGTACAATCAATCTTGCAAGAAACAATAGTGACGTACAGAATAAATCAACAAATGTTTTAGCAACTGGAACAAATACATTAGTTGCTCGAAAAGTTTCAAACCAGACTGATCCAGTAAAAATTGCAAAAGATGCAAATTCTCGTGGAGGTGAAGAGCCGTTTGACGAACCGGATTCTCCATACAACACAATATATCCAATGAACTACGTCCATGAAACTCCTCGTGGAAATGTAATTGAAATTGATGATTCTCATGATAGCGATGGTGATGGTAATATTACCGACTATTCACGTATTCACATTTATCATCGTTCAGGTTCCTTTGTTGAAATGCACCCGAATGGAGATGTGGTCACTCACCACAAGAACGGATTCAAAGCAGTACATGGTAATGACAAGGTTTATATTACCGGTGATTTAGATATTACAGTCAACGGTAACATGAATGTTAATGTCAAAGGAAATCTTACAGAAAATATTACTGGTAGCATGGATACAAATGTAACAAAAGATATTACTACTGACGGCAAAACTATTAACTTGAATAATGGAAGTAAAGAAACAGATGGTGCTGCACGATTAAATGATACAACTGTTGATAATGATACTGAAATCAATGGAAATGACGCTGGTGTAATTACAAGCAGTTCTCAGACAGTATTCATTGGAGACTAGTATAAATAGGTTCAAAGGAATTATAAATGGCACGTCAATTTGCAGTAGAAGATGGTAATTTACAAACACGCTCTATAGTAACGTCTCGTACAGTTAATTATAAAGATGTTGACTTGACGTTTTCCAAAAAAGCGAATAACGATATCTTCAAAAAAGAAGATGCCGCAGCTGTAAAACAAGCAGTAAAAAATATATTAATGACGAATCCTGGTGAAAAACCATTTCGTCCTTTTTACGGCGCTGGTCTAAATCGATTTCTTTTTGAATTAAGCGAAGGCTTAGAAGAAGACGAAATACAAGATGCTGTGGCTGAAGCTATTAGTAGAGACGAACCAAGAGCTGCGTTGCTCGGAGTTAAATCTACTGTTGATGCAGACAATAATTCTATTAGAGTTCGTGTAGCATTTAGAGTACTGAACACTAGCGCAGTCGAAGAAATTTCAATTGATCTCACGAGGTTAAGATAATGGCAATTATCACATCATCAAGTCTTGATTTTGATACAATCAAACAAGCGTTAAAAACGAAACTACAAGCATCGAGCGAATTTGCTGACTACGACTTTGAAGGCGCTGGCTTGTCTAACATTCTTGATGTATTGGCTTATAATACACACTTGAACGGCCTTGTTGCAAACATTGCTATCAATGAAACATTTTTAAATTCTGCTCAACTTCGTTCTTCAGTTGTATCTCATGCTGAAACAATTGGTTATTATCCTCATTCAAAAACTGCATCTCTTGCTACAATATCTGCTTCAGTTGCAACTTCAGACACTGTAACTGCTCAAGCAACTCTTCCAGCAAATACTACTTTCACTGGCACAATTGGTGACACATCATATACTTTCCAGACTCTTGAAGCATTTACTGCCGCCAACGATGGGGCCGGAAACTTTGCATTTCTTAATTCTTCTGGTACTGCATCTTTGTCAATCAAAGAAGGTACACTAAAAACTAAAACGTTTATTGTTGGTGATTCTACTGAAGAGCAAGTTTATATCATTCCTGATACTGAGCTTGATAAGAATACTATGAAAGTAGATGTATTTGATACAACTACATCATCATCTTTTACGTCATACTCGAATGTTGAAAATACTGTAAGAATTGAATCAACCTCAACCATTTTCATTGTTCGTGAAACACCGAATGGCTTTTTTGAATTGATCTTTGGTGAAGGAAATGTTCTTGGTAAATCTCCAAGTGCTGGTAATAAAATTGTAGTTACGTATCTTGCAAGTAACGCTGCAGATGCAAATGGTATTTCTACATTTACAGCAGACGACGATATTAGAATTAATGGAAGTGATTATACACTGAATGTTACAACTCTTACCGCATCAGCGGCAGGTGATGATAAAGAATCAATTACTTCGATTAAAAGAAACGCTCCACTTGTTTTTGCTTCTCAACAAAGACTTGTAACTGCTGATGACTATAAAGCAATTATCGGCCAACGATTTAACTCACTGATTAGTGATGTTATATCTTGGGGTGGTGAAGACAATGTTCCAGCAATCTATGGACGCACTTATGTCTCAATCAATTTCTTTGAGAATATTCCAGAAGATATTCAGACTGCAACAAAGAATACAATCGCTACTACTATCTCAGAAAACTTGGCAGTCATGTCGATTGATACAGTCTTCGCTGATCCAGCTTTTACTTTTATTGAACTCAGAGTTAAATTTGACTTTGATCCAGAATTGACTAATGTTACTCTTGACACAACACAAAATAATATCAAATCAGCTGTTGCATCTTATTTCACTGAAAATCTTGGTATGTTCAATAAATCATTTAGACAATCTGGTTTAATTACTGCTATCGATGCTCTTTCTCCAGCAATTTTAAACTCGTCAATGACCGTGAAAGCTCAAAGAAGATTTGCTCCTACATTGAACACAGTTGGTAATTATACTGTTGATTTTCCAATGCCTATTGCTGCTCCAGATGATGTTAACTTTGTTCTTACTTCTTCGTCAGTTACATACGATGGCAAAACCAGCGTTTTAAGAAATAGACTATCATCAACTACTATTGAAGTCTTTGATACTATCAATGGTGTTGTGGTAGAGGATAACGTAGGATCCTACAATAAAGATACTGGAGTTATTACTTTCACTGGCTTTGGTTCTAAACTTTCTGCTTATGTTGGTGATGCTATTAAAATATCAGTCACACCGGCAAATCAACAAACAATTAAACCTTTGAGAAACTATATTCTTGATATTGATTTGAGCCTCACGACTGCTTCAGGTACGATTGATAACGATAACACTACAACTTCATTGACAGTATAAAATGGCTATTAGCGCAATAGATAAAAATAGAAGAGACCCTACTCTTTTTACTTCAAAAGTAGATCAGGTTTTACCTGAGTACTTTCAAGAAGATAATTCTAAACTCATTTCTCTTCTTGAAGAATATTATAAAAGTCTTGATAGTGACAATGGAACTATTAACTTTTCTGAAAAAATACGTGATGTTTTTGCAGCAAGAGATATTGCAGAAACTGATGATACATACTTAGATCAATTGATTGGTGAGATTGGTAACGGATTAAAAGCATCTAGTTTCTTCGATCAACCTCGCTTAATGGCTCGTCTTCTTGCACGATTTTATCAAGCAAAAGGTACACGAAACTCTGCTGAAGGTTTCTTTCGTGGATTCTTTAACGAAGAAGCTGAAATCATTTACCCAAAGAAAGATCTTTTTATTGTAGGTGAATCACAACTTGGATTTGATTCTCAGAAAAGATTGATAGATAATCGTAGGTTCCAAGTTCTTTCAATTTTAGTTCGATCAGGTCTTTCTGTATCTGACTATGAAAATTTATATAAGAAGTTTGTACACCCGGCTGGTTTCCACTTTGCTGGTGATGTTGTGTCTGTTGGAAGTGCTTCTTTTACTCCGACAGTTACTACACATGATCCACTTGAAGTTCCAGAGCTCGCAGCGATTTACTTGTCAGAAGTAGAACTTGCACCTAGAACTTTATTCGGTGAAACAACTCTTCTATATGATTCAAGTGATGGTACTCAATTCCGTGTTGATACTATTCAACAAGAATTACTTTACTACACAGTTGATTCAGATCTTACAGCTAGTGTCTGGGGTAAATACTATGACGACATTAAAACAATTCTCAATCCGAATTCGTTTACATTTGATGATAGTGCTACATCCGGCCGCCCAGACTTTGCAATGACTGTAGAAACTATGGATAATGACTACTTTACTCGCATTTCATCTGACTCTGCGATATAAATAACCATTATAGGATTTAGATAAATGGCAAGACAAAATATCAATACTGGCAGTACTGCGAATGACGGAACTGGTGATACGCTGAAAGCTGCTGGTACAAAAATTAATACTAACTTCGTTGAGCTCTATAGCTTTTTAGGTGGTGGAGATAGCAATAACCTGTCTTCACAAGTAACATTTGAAGATAGTGCGGTAGTATTTGAAGGTGCTACTGCAGACGCTCATGAAACTCGACTGGTTGCAAGTAATGTAACTGCTGATGTCAAAATTACTTTGCCAGACTCTGATGGTATTGTAACGTTGAATGGTGCTACTCAGACTTTGTCAAACAAAACAATAAGTACACCTATCATTAATCGACCTCAGATTTTACATTGTATCAACGATTCATCAGGTAACCCGTTTATTAACTTTACTCGATCGGCGTCGTCTGTTAACCAGATTACAGTTATTAATGCTGCAGCTTCTGGTAAACCTCAAATCAATGCAACTGGTACAGACGGTAACATTAATCTAAACATTAACGCTAAAGGTACTGGATCGGTTGAAGTAAGTAAGGTTGCTTACGAATCGGTTACAATTACTTCGAACGGTACTGCATCAACGGCAGCTTCATATATTATATGTAATAAAGGTTCAGCTCTTGCTGTTGCATTGGCAGATGGAACGACAACTGGTGAATATAAAATCTTTACAAACAAAGGAGCCGGGACTGCAACAATTACGCCTACAAGTTTTGGCACTAATACTAGTTTCGCAATTGCTCAAAATGAAGGAGCACAATGCATATGGGATGGTTCCAACTGGTTCCTCGTAGGCAATCAATCAGTAACAACGGTGGTATAATATGGCAGCAATTGTAACAGACGCGCTTAAACATCAAATCGCGCTTAATTTCTTCACTGAAGTCACAAGCACAACTGACTCAAATGAGTACTTTATTGGCATCGGTAAGACAGACACTTATGATTCATCTGACACTACTGCTACTCCACTTAGCCATCAATTCGATTCTCGTATATCTCGCGGTAATCTTGAATCAATTAAGAAAATTACTGCAACTTCTTTTGTCGCGACAAGACATAACTGGTCTTCAGGTACAACATATTCTGCTTGGAATGATAAACAAGTAGGTTATCCAACACAACCATACTATGTACTGACCGAAGATAACGAAGTTTATATCTGTATTCAACAAAGCCAGAGTGCAACCGGTTCTGCAAACCCATCAACAGTCAAGCCATCTTATAGCGCCGCTGGTGCGAGTGTCTCGTCTGTATTTGAAACTTCTGATGGTTATCGTTGGAAGTATCTCTATTCTATCTCAGCTGGTGAAGCTACTAACTTCTTGACTGCTGGATTTTTTCCAACACAAAAAGTTCTAGTTGATTCTGGTGCAGCCACTGCTTTCCAACTTCTACAGTTGAACGTTCAAAACTTTTCAACTGGTGGACAGATTCTTGGAGCAGAAATCGTAGATGGTGGTTCAGGTTATACTTCTGCACCAACAATCGCTTTCCGCGGAAACGGTGCGGGAGCTGCAGCTAGTGCTACAATCTCTGGTGGTCGTATTGTAAAAGTTACTATGGACAATGAATCTGCTGGTATGGGTTCAGGATATGATTATAGCTCAATCTCGCTCTCAGGCGGTGGAGGAACTGGTGGTTCATTAAGACCAATCATTGGTCCACGTGATGGCTTTGGATTTGATGCTCGTAAAGATTTGAAATCTTCAAGTGTTTTGTCAAACGTTAAAGCTGATGGTACCGAAACTGGAACATTTAATATCACTAACGATTACAGACAAATTCTTGTTTTGAAAAACTTAGACCTCACTGATTCTGCTTCTCCCGGTGGTAGATATTCTGGAACATCTTCAAAAGTGAATCGCCAATTAACTCTTACAACTGATATTGCTACAACTGGATTTTCTGTTGATGAAATTATTACTGGCGGAACTTCTGGAGTAACTGCATTTGTTGATGAAGTTGACTCAAATAGTGGTTTCACTATTCGATTCCATCAAAACGAAAAGACTCAAAACGGTCACTTCCAAAATTCAGAAGCATTAACTGGTAACTTAGGTGGATCAGGTACAGTTGATAGTGGCAACCTCTTTAGTCCTGTTGATATTTACTCTGGAGATTTGTTATACATAGAGAATAGAGCAAGAATTGTTCGATCTTCGTCTCAAACCGAAGACCTTAAAGTTATATTGACGGTGTAAAGAATGGCAACTACATTTACCACTACTACGTTCGGAACTACATATAAGGACGATTTTAAAGACTCTGATAATTACCATCGGATACTCTTTAACGCTGGTCGAGCTTTGCAAGCACGTGAGCTTACGCAAATGCAGACAATCATCCAAACTGAGATTCAGCGGATGGGATCAAACATCTTCAAAGAAGGTGGTAAAGTAAATAAAA